AAATATTAACTCAATAGATAAACAATAAGATTATGGAAGAAATAGAAAAAAAGATTCAAGAAGCTAAAAATGAAAAGCAAAAGATTGAAAATGATATTGCCGAAAAAATGACAATGTTAAGAATAAGGGAAGCAGAATTAAGGGCAATGGATAGTTTTATAGATGTTTTAAACGACTTAAAAAGCAAAACAGATTAATAAACATAAACTAAAGAGATATGAAATACATAATCATAAAACTATTTATCATGTTTCAGGTTTTTGTGAATCACCATAACAAAACATTCAAAGAAAACATTGAATTAAAAGAATACAGGAAGAACGCAATGCTTTTATTGATTGAACAGAATGAGGTTATTGATAAATATCAGAGCAGCAGAAACGCAAAGCTAAAGAACAAAAAGATAATTGAACTTTCACAAAAATTAAATTGATTACCTTTACAGTATGGAACAACCAGATAAAATAAAGCTAACTAACAAACAAGAAGCATTTTGTCAAGAATACGTTAAGGACTATAACGCAAAACAAGCAGCAATCAGGGTAGGGTATTCTGAAAAGACTGCAAAAGAAATAGGATGTGAAAACTTAACTAAACCTAACGTAAGTGCAAGAATAGATAGTTTAAGAGCAGATATTTATAAACGTAACAAAGTAACCGTTGATGAAATAGTTAATGGATTAGGCGAAATGTTTAGGGTTGATACGACTGAAATCTTTAAAGAAGATGGAAGTTTAAAACCTTTATCTGAAATGACACCAAGAGCAAGGAAAGCAATTAAGAACATTAAGATTCAAGAATACGCTTATGATGATGGTTCAAAATCAGAGAAAAGAACGATTGAACTACATGATAAACTATCTGCTGTTGAAAAATTAATGAAGCATTTAGGGGGTTATGAAAAGGATAATCAACAACAAATGGGTAATATTACAATTGTACAGCTTCCTGATAATGGAAGGACATAATAATTAAATACACTACCTTATGAAAGAAACAATACTACCAATAAGCATAATGAAAATATCAGAGGGCTTTCACCTTGTTGTGAATGTTTTTATTGATGGAAGTAAAGCACGGATGGTTTTAGATACTGGAGCATCAAGCACGATATTTGACAAGAAGCGAATTAACAAACTATGCAAAGGATTAGTAATAACTAACCAAACAGAAAAAGCAAATACAGCAGCAGGTGAAATTGAGCAATCAAGCACACAAATCAAAAAGATGCAGTTTAACGAACTAACTATTGAAAACTATACTTGTGTATTAATGGACTTAAAAGAGTTAAACAACACTTATAAAAAGCACAAATTACAACCTGTTGATGGAATACTTGGTTCTGATATATTGGTAAAGCATAAAGCAGTTATTGATTTGGAACAGAATGAACTTTATTTGTTGCTTTAGGAATCCAAATTAAAGTTCAATGTTTATAATACTTTGATAATTCAAAACACCGAGAAACAAAACACATAAGAATCCAATAATGAGCAGACCAATAGATAAAGTAACAAATCCATTCTTTAAAAAGTTTTTAAGTTGGCAAGGAAGGTGTGGTGCATACGCTAAAAAATATGGGTATGATGAAAAGCTAAAGCGAATGAATAAAATAAAAGATGAATATTTTAAAATGAGTGAAGCAACAGTTATATATTTGAAGTAATTGGAAAAGCAAAACATAATACAACCCCAAGAAGGTTATCAGTTTGAAGCACTTTCATCTTCAGCAGATATTGTTATTGGAGGCGGCGGAGCAGGGGTGGGGAAAACTTACTGCTTACTGCTTGACTTGTTAAGATATGTTGATAATAAAAAATTCAGAACAGTCATATTCAGAAGAACTTCACCACAAATTACAAATGCAGGTGGTTTATGGGATGAATCTTCACAGCTCTACAATATTGTTGGAGCAAAACCAAACAAAACAACTTTAACTTGGACGTTCCCAAAAGGTTCAAAGGTTAAGTTTAGCCATTTAGAATACGAAAAAAACATATATGATTGGCAAGGTTCACAAATTGATTTCATTGGATTTGATGAATTAACACACTTCACACAAAAGATGTTCTTTTATTTACTATCAAGGAACAGAAGCGTTTCAGGTGTTAAGCCTTGTATAAGGGCAACTTGCAATCCAGACCCTGATAGTTGGGTTGCTGAATTGATTGATTGGTGGATTGGTGAAGATGGTTTTCCAATTCCTGAAAGAAGTGGTGTAATAAGGTGGTTTGTTAAAGATGGTGATTCATTCATATGGGGTTCTTCAAAAGAAGAAGTAATTGCTAAAGCAGATTATTTCATTAATCCATTAATAGAATCTGCACCTGAAACAAAAGCAGAAGATTATGTTAAATCAATTACATTTATTGGTGGTTCAGTTTATCAGAATAAGAAGTTACTTGAAGTTAATCCAACATATCTTGCAAACTTAGCAGCACAAGATGATGATTCAAAGAATCAATTGCTTTATGGTAATTGGAAAACCAAAATAAATCCTTCTGATGTTTACGATTATGAAGCATTTAAGGATATGTTCACAAATGATTATGTTGGAAGGAATGGTGATAAGGTTGAAGGTGAATCAAGAATTACAGTTGATGTTGCAATGCAAGGTGATGATAAATTAATTATCTGTTATTTCAAAGGTCGAAGGCTTGAAGATTTAAAGATGATGGATAAATCAAACGGTAAAGAAGTAATTACTGCAATCAAAGCAATGCAGCTTCAATATAAAGTTTCAAATTCACGTGTTGTTTATGATGCAAATGGAGTTGGTGCATTTATAGGTGGTGATTCCGGATTTATTTCCGGTGCAAAAGCATTTGACAATAATTCAAAGATGATTCAAGTTAAAAATGAATTGCGTAAATTCAAGAACTTAAAAGCACAATGTTATTATTTGTCTGGTGATAAAGTAAATGAAGGTGAATATTATATTTCAGAACGTGTTGCTGCTAAGATGTACAACAATAAAGAAACAATTAAGCAGCGTTTTCTTGCAGAACGTAAAGCAATTAAGAAGGCCAAAAGAACAAATGAAGAACCATATGATTTAATTAAGAAATCAGAAATGAAACAGAAATATTTAAGTGGTGCATCACCTGATTTAATGGATTCGTTTATGATGAATGAATATTTTTATATTGTTCCAAAGAAATCTGCCCCAAAAGCAACAGTAAGATAAAATGATTAAAGCCACAATTCAAGATGTTGTTTATCACATTCCAGTTAAATGGAGTGAATTATCGTATAAGCAATTTATGGATTTGAAAAAGGCTAAAGGGCAAAACGAAATCCTTGCATCAATTTCAGGAATACCAATTGAAATAATTAATAAACTTGAAGATTCTGAAAAGAATAAGCTGTATCTGTTATTTCAGTTTACAAAGGTTAAATTTAATGCTGATGATTTTGAAAAGCCTGATGTTATAAACATAAAAAACAAAGAAATTAATTATGTTGATGATATACGTGAAAAAACATTTGGACAAAAAATATACTTTCACGAAATAATAAAAGGCAATACAGAAGGGTTTGAATCTATATTATTGGATGTTGTTGCAATCTATTCACAGCCATTAATTGATGAAGCAGATTTTGATATAAACAGAATTGAACCAATTAAACAATTGTTAAAAGATGTTTTTTTTGTAGATTTGTATTCAACAGCAATTGCTTATATTAGTCAACTGAAAGAAATTATTGAAGATGAAGCAAAAACTTTAAGTTCTGAACCTGATAATAATCAAATTCTTGCAGGTGTAAAGAACTTTGAAAGGTTTGGAGTAATGAATACAATTAAAGCACTTGCAAATAATGATGTTACAAAGTATGCTGAAATTGAAAGACTTGAATATAATACTGTATTTGTTCACATGCAAATGAATAAAGTGCAGAATGATTTTAATGATAATTACAGGAAGGTATTAGAGCAAAGCAGAAAGAATAAATAATTTAATAATCACTACCAGATAATTAAATTATGAATAATGATAATTACAATTCTTGATACATTGATTTCTGGAATGACTTCTGGAAATTACTCCTTTGAACTTAAAGTTGGTGCTGCTGAATGGCAGAATTTATTATCTGATGAATATGCTTTTTCAGATAACAATGCACTTGTGTTTTTAGATATGCCAATTGAAAATGATTTTCAAGCAGCACAAAGTGGTTACATTGGTGAAGTTTATGATGTAAACCTTTTCTTCATGTTTAAATCCAACTTTGATTGGACACCATTACAACATGATTCTAATTGCATTAATCAAGCAAGGTTAGCAATAAGACAATTCATTTCAGTTTTACAAGATTCAGATTTAATTGATTCCATTGAAGATATTGGAACAGCAACTTCATTTATTAATTTACTTGATGTTAATGTTTCTGGGATGATTTTACCAATATCAATAAAGCCTAATATTAACGCTTCAGTTTGTATTCAGTAATGTTAACACAAAGAGAAAAGAAAACGGTTGAAGTATTTGGTAATTCACTTGTGAAGAAATTACAAGCTGCACTTCCATCTGCAACAGGTTCAACTGCTGCATCCATTCGTTTAGAAGTTACAGATAATGGTTTTATTATTTATGGTGCTGAACATATTGATAATATATTTTTTGGTAGAAAACCAACTTCAGCAGGTGCAAAAAAAGGCAATCCAACAGTTCAAGAACAGATTTATGATTGGATTAAAGCACGTTCAATAACTCCAAAAGAAGCATCAATGTCACAGCTACAATTAAGTTGGGCAATATCAAACAGCATACATAAAAACGGCTACAAAGGAAAGGGTGATTTGTTTGCAGATATATTAAAGCCTAAAAACTTTAGTTCATTATCAGAATCATTATTGAAAAGCAAAGCATCATCATTAACAATTAGCATTTCAAAACAGTTTAAAAAATGAGTTTAAATATAACATCATACCCACAGAAAGTTGTTGATAATGACAACAATAAAATCAGCAGATGGTCTGCAGTTCATCATGCAATTAAGTTTGGGATGAAGCGTGAAGATTATGATATTAGACATTATTACAATGCAACAACATTTGTTTCAACAATAGTTATAACAAATGGAACTGTTATTGATAATTTTGTTGCAGGTGATAAAATATTTGTAGAAACACCAACAGGTTCAGTTGAATTAACTGTTGCTTCTTATTCTTCACCTAATATAATCTATTCTGAACCATTAGCACTTTCATACAATCCTTCATTATATGGTTATATGAATGTATTAAGCAGAACCAATTACTTTATCAGAACTTTAATTTGGGGTGTTAATTTGGCAAATCAATATTACTATATTGGAACATCAATAAATAAAGTTGATGCTTCAGGAAATGCAATAATTGATGTATCTGCATTTTTAAAACAAGCAGTTGGTTATGAAAATGAATTTGATTATGATGCTATAAATGAAAAAGATTTATCACTTGGTGGACAGTACAACATAACATTCAATGAAAATTGGGTTGGTTATGAAGGTGAATATGCAGCAGTTTCAGCAAATAATTTAAGGTTTTATGTTAATGCTGCAAAACAAATCCAAGATGAATATGGTTCAAATATGGGTGCTTATGTTCCTTTTTATTTAGCAGCAAGTCCTGAAGTTGATGATAATGCTTTGTTCTTATCTGATTTTGAAAAGCCTACATACTTTCCTGATTATCCTTTTGACTTACAATTTATTTATTCTGAATCATTAGCAGGAATAATTACAACACGTGAAGAAGAAACATTTAATGTTAATGGGGTTTCACAAAGCACAAGTTCAACAGAATTAAATAATTCACAGATTCAAGAAGTAAACCGTTTAATGATTGCACAAAGTTATGCTGCAGGAATTACAGAAATTGATGTTTGGCTTAATTCAGAAGGAACAGTTGATTGTGATAAGTACGTTCTTCAAGATTATGTTCTTTCAAACTATGTACAAGAAATTTGTGGAACACCAATAATAATTGGAAATCCTGTTGAAGCAGGTGATTTAACTTCACAAGCACAGCAATCTTCTGCAGTAGATGCACCATTAACACAACCAACTTAATTATGAGATTAACAGAAAAAAAACGTATTAAAATAGATTCTGAATGTAGGGATAATCCAATATATTTATGTTGGCTTAATTCACTTGGCGGTATTTCGTATTGGTTATTTAGTAAAAATCATACTGAAACAACAAGAACACGTGCAGGAAAATCTTATGTAAAAAATATTTCTGATTTGGAAACAGCAAAAGGAAATCTTGATTTTATAACAAAGGAAGCAGTTCATTCATTTAAAGTTGGTGCAAGGGTTTTGCAAGAAGATATGGATGGAATTGAAGGATTGTTTGAATCACCAAAGGTTCAAATGTTAATGAATCCTGCAACATGGCAAACAGATGAAGGTGGTGCAAGGTGGCAAAACGTACAAATTAAAACAGGTTCATTGTTAGTTCTTGATACTGCAACAAATTACAAAGATATTCAGATGGAAATACAAATGCCTTTCCTTTACAAACAAGCAGAATAATATGTTAGAAGTTTATGTGAATGATGAACGTGTTGAACTTAAACCAAATACAGGAATTGGTTTAACATTTCAAGTTGGAAGTATTTTTTCACCTAATGGAAGAAGTGGAAATTTATCAAATCAATTTTCTATTCCTAAAACTAAAGAGAATACACGAATACTTGGAACGCTTTCAAATCTAAATTCAGCTTCAAATATACCTTACCAAAGAAATACAGGAAGGGTTGTTTCAAATGGTGTTGATATTTTTTCAAATGGTTTTGCATTAGTTGAAGAAACATCTGATGAATATAAACTAACAATCTATTCAGGAAATGCTTCTTACTTTGATTTAATTAAAGGTAAAAATGTTAATGAAATTGATTTATCAGGTTCAAATCACATTTATAATATAGCAAATATTATTGCATCATTCACATCAACAAACCTTGATTATATTTATCCAATTGTTGATTTTGGTAATGGTATTAATTTACTTGATAATACTTTAAATCAAGATGCTGAAGCATTAATTCCTTGTGCTTATCTTTCAGCTATTCTTGAAAAAATGGCTGCTGATGTCGGTTATGAATTAAAAGGTTCGTTTAAATTAAAAGATGAATACGAAAGGCTTTTATTAGTTCCAAATATGTTTGGTTATTTGGCTGAAACAATTGCAGAAAATACAGGTTCATTAAAAGATGTTGATACATATTCAACAGGTAAACATGAAATTGAACCATCAAATGAAGCAAGTGGGGCAACAGAAATAACAGTTGTTAATACTGTTTTTAATACAATAACAGGAAGTAAATTTTCTGCAAATCAATTTATTCCAGACAATAATTTTATTGGAAATCTTGAAGCATTTGCAAAAGGAACTAATGCTTGTTATGTTCCTGAACGTGGTGAAGAAACAATTCAAACAGGAACAACTTACAAAGGATTTAAAAATGCACATGTTAATAAAACACATGCTGTTTATGTTAATAACAGAAGTGGTTTTACAGAACAACTTGTTTGGTTGCATAATATCGGAACTCAAACAACAACATTATTAACTGCACTTGGTGTTGGTGGTACTCAATCAATTACAGCAATTGGTGATGGTGAAGATGGTTATCTTGCATATTCAATAATAACTGCTTCAGGAACTAAAGTAACTTTGTATGATATAACCAATTTGACAAGCATAGGAAATATTTACAACAATGCAACAGCAATAAGTATTGTTGATTATTTAGCAATTCATAATGGAAGGGTTGTTTGGTATGATGGTGCAACAGGTGGTGGTTTATATATTTACGATATTGCAACAGCAACAACAAAAACAATTAGAACATTTGCTTCAGGTGCAGTTGGTTCAAACATTGTAACAGATGGTGAATATGTAGCTTATGAAGAACCAACAGGGAATAATATAATTATTTATGATTATACTACTGCAACAAATACTGTTGTTGAAAATCAAGGTGCTTTTTCTTCATTTCAAAACGCTGCAATTCTTGGTGATTACTTAACATATTTTGACAATGCAAATCAGAACATGCAAAGCTATAAAATATCAACAGCTTCATTAGTTACTGCATTAAACAATGCAACACTTAATGTTGGTGGTGCTGCACGTACAGAAACAACACTTGCTTTTTCTGATTTATCAACTTCAAAGAAGGTTTATTTTTACGACTTAACAACAGATACTTTAACAGATACCGGTGAAACAGATGCAACTTCAAATTCTGATGAAGAAATTGGTTTATCAGATAATTATGTTGCTTACTTGACAAATTCAAATAAAGATTTAAGAATTTATGATATAAACACACCTGCAATTACTTTAGTTGATAATGCAGGAACAAACACATTTAATAAATTAATTTTAACTTCAACTGATGTTGTTGTTTCGCATATTGGTGGAACTGTTGATTTGATTCGTGGTTATGATATTGATGCAGCAACATTTTGGACAAATGTATTAAACACCCAATTGTTAACTTCATTTGAAAAAGCGTTTGATAATGATAGGATTGTTTTTACTAATAATGCAGGTCTTTCAAGTTCTGTTGATGATAGGGTTGCAATTTACAATCCAATTAAAACACCTTTAGAAATTGAATTAACACTTGTAGTTAAAAAGGACGGTGTTGTTATTGCTTCAAATATAATAACACTTACATCTTCACAAGGTTCAACAAATTATTCTTTATCAATTTCAGATACAACTTTTTATGTTGAATCAGGAAGTGTTTATTCTTATGAACTTTATGAAGAAGCAACACGTGAAGAATCAATTCAATATTATTCAAATACAAGTGTAACTTCTGCAGGATTTTCATTTGCACCTTCAAACCGTTTACCATATGGTGCATTAATTGATTTTGCAAAACTATTTGATGTACAACAAACAGATGTTTTACGTGATGTAATTAATCAGTACTGCTTAACAATACAAACAAATGATTTAACAAAGCAGGCGTTTTTAAATTCATTGGATGATTTACAAAGCAATTTATCAAGGTCTAAAGATTGGAGTGATAAAATAGATTTATCAAAAACACCTGTAATAAAATACAAGTTTGGTTCTTATGGACAAGTAAATAATTTGCGTTATGCAGATGATGATGATGTTGTTGCTGAAACAGGAAATGGTTCATTTAACATTGTTGATTATAATCTTCAACCTGAAAAAACAATTATTCAATTAAAATTGGCTGCAGTAAATTCTTCTTTAAGAATAGAAGATGAACATACACCAACAATTCCTTTCTTCACTTCACTAAATAGTTACTTTGATAAGAAGAAAAGCAGAATCATTTTATTGGATGATGAAGTTAATAAAACTGTAGATTGGACAAATTCAATTGATGCAACAACAGGGCAATCAACAGTTCTTCCTGTATGCTATTTTGAAAAGGATGGGAAAACAGATAGCCTTGATTTCACTTCATTGTTAGCTTCAAATTATACTGTTCTTCAAGGGATGATGAACCAAGCAAAATTTGTTTCTGCTTCATTTAGATTAAATGCAGTTGATATTACAAACGTGGATTTTACAGTTCCAATTTATCTTGATGTTCACGATGGTAATATTCACATAAATGGATTCTTTTATATTAACAAAATATCAAACTTTAAAGCAGAATCAGTTACAAAAGTTGATTTAATAAGATTATAACAATGGCAACCAAGAAAGAAAAAATAATTATTGAACTTGATTTTGATGCTTCTGATTTAACAAAGGATGCTGCAAAATTAAATGGTGAAATAAAGAAATTAAATGATGAACAGAAGGCTTTAAAGAAAACAGGACAAGAAAGTTCAATTCAATTTCAAAGAAATTCTGAAGCATTACGTGCTAATAAAAAAGAACTTGCTGAAACTAATAAAGCAATTCAGAATGTTAACATTGCGAACAAAGCAGCAACAGGTTCAATGCAACAACAGAAAGCACAACTTTCATTGTTGACTGCAGAATATAATAAACTATCAAAAGAAGAACGTGAAAA